TTTTTTTTTTTTTTTCATCGCACACCGCACCAGTGATGCGCCCTATAAACACAGTTTAAAATTAAGTTGTACATTGGTAACGTTGCGCAGTACAGTGTAATCTTGAACAACGGAAGGTCACAATGGTTACTGAAACAAATGGTATCGTAGATACTCGATCTAATGTACTTAAAATGCTGCAAGAGGTCCATCCAGAGTACCACCCGTTAAAAGAGCTAGCCACAATCGGGCTAGACAAGTCAACGTCTGTATCGGACAAGATAATCTGTCACAAAACGATCGTTAAGTACTGCGAGCCAGAACTCAAATCAATGGAAATAAAGGCAAACATCAAGACTGACTTAGGGGTCCTAAGGGTCGTAGTAGATGATGCAGTAGACGGCGATCTGGAGCTACCTACACGCTTTAGGGATTAATATTTGCTGCGGAGTGGCGAGTGTCTATAAGACTTTACACAAAACAAAATGTGGCGTTAACAACGGACGCCACAGAAATACTGTACGGCGGTGCCGCAGGTGGAGGGAAGTCGTTTCTCATACGCGCTGCTGCCATAATATACAGTATGGAAATACCTGGTCTGCACACGTACATTTTTAGGCGTACGTTCAAAGAGCTGGTCAGTAACCACCTGTACACAGCAGGCGGTCTCTTAGATATGCTACACCCGTTCATAGAAGACAACCTAGTCAAATTCAATAAACAAGACTACGTATTTGAGTGGACCAATGGTAGCAGGATTCAATTAGCTCACTGTCAGTGGGAGTCCGACGTAGCTCAATACCAGGGCGCCCAAATACCGTTTCTAATAGTAGACGAAGCCACGCACTTCACAGAATACATGATAAGGTTTCTCAGGTCTAGGAGCCGGCTAGGTTCCTTGCAACTCCCTGATAAGTATAAAAACAAGTTTCCGAGAATTTTGTACGCATCGAACCCTGGGGGCGTGAGTCATAAGTACTTCAAACGCGGGTTCGTTGATCATGGGTTGAAAATTCATAGGGCGCCCATCGATGATGGTAGGATGATACGACAGTTCATACCTGCGATGTTAGCAGATAACAAGATGCTAGCGGAAAACGACCCAGAGTATGAGTTCAAATTACGCGGCCTAGGTAAAGCTACACTCATAGACGCGATGCTCACAGGGAACTGGGACGTGAGCGACACGACCGCTATAGCAGACTGGACGGATGAGATGAACGTGGTGACTCCGTTTAATATCCCAGTAACGTGGACCATAAAGCGCGGATATGACTACGGGTATAGCGCTCCATACGCAGTGCTCTGGTGTGCGACATCAAATGGTGACGACTATACGACAGATGACGGTACCACGAGATCGGCGCCCAAGGGAAGCATGTTCATTATAAGAGAACTGTACGGAGCGGATCAGTACGGAGAAGGTATTAAAGAGCAACCCAGCGACACAGCTGTCAGAATAAAGCAGATCGATATCATGATAAACAACGTGGTACCGGGTCCGGCGGACAACTCGATATTTAATAGAGACAGAGGACCATCGATAGCCGACCTCATGGAGGAAGAAGGAATACGGTGGAATGAGTCGAACAAGAAACCCGGGAGCAGGGTACTTGGGCTGTGTATTTTAAACCAAATGGTAACTGAGGCGAATAAAGCCGCACCAGAAAAGCCGTTTTTCAAAGTGTTTGATACATGTGTGAATACCGTCGAGCAGCTACCGCATTTGCAAGTGGATAAAAAGAATTTAGAAGACGTTAATACTGAGTCTGAAGATCACGTATATGATGTAGTCAGGTACTTGGTACTGCACGCTAGCTCAGAAGTAGTTGAACTGAAATACGAAGGATTTTAATATGCCGATCAATAGTTTGCACCCAGAATATAGACAAGTCATAGACCAGTGGACGCGATGCAAAGATGTCGTCGCGGGTTCTGACGCGATAAAAGCTAAAGGGGTAAAATACTTACCTCGCTTAGGTGCGCAGAGCACGACCGAATATGGTGCGTATAAAACACGAGCTTTATTTTTTAGCGCTGCAGGTCGCAGTTTAGACGGACTAGTCGGGATGCTAACTCGACGGATGCCGACACTCGAGTATAGTTCGGAGATGAAAAAGTACTTCATTGACGTCGACATGACACTGTCGTTTGAGGAAGTAAGAGTTCGTATAGCACGCGAGTTACTGCTAACTGGTCGCGTACTGACTTTAATTGACTGGCCCAAAGAAGGTGGCGACCCGTATATAACGACTTTTTCAGCTGAACAAGTAATAAACTGGCAAACTCAATCTGACGGCTCGCTGTTGTGGGCCGTAGTCCAAGAATCAGTGGTTACAGCTCCACATGCGGATAAGTATGCTCTTGCGACTGTCGTTCGATACAGGTTACTCGACGTATCGTCCGGAGAGTACGTGGTCACTGTCTACGACTCTGAAATGAACGTCGTCGAAGCTGTTGTGCCGAAAGTAAGGAATATGTCGCTTACGTCGATACCTGGGATGTTTGTTACGCCTGAAGGTATTACCGCAGCTGTAGTTAAACCTCCAATTTTAGATATTGTGGACGTTAACTTGAGTCAGTACCTGACGAGCGCTGACTTAGAACACGGTAGACACTTCACAGCGCTACCTACACCAGTTATCAGTGGCGCTAGCTCAGATACAAAGTTGAAAATCGGCGGACAGACTGCGTGGTCGATACCTGAAAAGGCGAAGGCGTATTTCCTAGAGTTTCAAGGTCTAGGGCTGACAAGTCTTGAGCGAGCTATTTCAGAAAAGACAAGCCAAATGGCTCAATTCAGTACGCGACTCATGGATACAAGTTCTAGAGGGTCCGAAGCTGTTGACACAGTGAAATTACGCCACTCAAGTGAGGCCGCGACACTAACGTCGATCGCGAATGCGATGGAGCGCGCGCTAATTATCTTATACACATGGATAGCGACCTTCGAAGATTTTGACATACCCACAATATTGCTCAATAAAGACTTCTTGAACTCAAAACTCAGTCACTTGGAGTTGAAACAACTCACAGAGTCGTACATTAGCGGCGCGATAGACGAAGACACGTATTTCTTTAACTTATATAGAGGTGAACTAGTTAATTCGGACAAGAAAGTTTTCACAAGTAAACCTGCAGATTCACAAACCTCAGACCAATAGGATAAGACGATGCCAATTAATTTCGCGGAAAAATCACTTGACAATGTAGATGCGTCACTAAAAACACACTATGAAAAGGGCGATGACGGTGTGTTCTACTTAAACGTAACGGGCGCTGTCGCTAAAAGCCGACTAGATGAGTTCCGAGACAACAATGTCGCGTTGTCAGAGCGACTTACGAAGTTCAAGGACGTGAACTTGGATGAGTACAACAAACTCAAAACTGATGCGCTAGCGGGTACGAAGTATACGGACGACGACGTCACCACAATGGTAGAAGATCGCGTCAAATCCATGAAGACTCAGTTTGAGGCGGATAAAGTTACTTCGGATGGTCAGCTAAGTATCGCGACCGCACAACTTGAAACTCTGTTGGTGGACTCTGCGATTCGTCGTGCCGCGACTGCAGCAGGAGTGATTCCAACGGCCGCAGATGATGTAGTGTTGCGAGCCAAGTCTATCTACAAGATCGAAGAAGGCGTAGCAGTACCGTACGATGCAGACGGCCGCACTATCTACGGAAAAAACGGAACGTCACCGATGCCACCGTCTGAGTGGGTCAAGTCGCTCAAAAAGACAGCGAGTCACCTGTTCATAGCGTCCAAAGGTGGCGGCAGTGTGACTTCAAGTCTAACAGCTGATCAGCTTAGCAAGCTATCACCGCTGCAAAAGATAACCGCAGGGTTGGACGCAAATAAGTAAAACTAACTGTGTACACGAAGCTCTGCACAGTGTAAAATAAAAGAATAAGAACCTCCGGTGGAGGCGGTAACTTTAACGCAACTATCTCTATCGGAGAATTAATATGAGTACAGTAACCCTAGCAGAATCCGCTAAACTTTCTCAGGACATGCTTGTTCAAGGCGTCATCGAAAACATTATAGTTGTAGATCGATTTTTTGAAGTCTTGCCGTTCACTGAAATTGACGGTAACGCGCTTGCGTACAACCGCGAAAACGCTTTGGGTACCGTTCAATTCGCAGGTGTAACAGATACGATTACCGCGAAAAACCCAGCTACGTTCACGAAAGTCACGTCAAGTTTGACCACCTTAATCGGCGATGCCGAAGTTAACGGGTTGATTCAAGCTACGCGCAGCGGGATTAATGACCAGCGCGCAGTACAGATCGCGTCTAAAGCGAAGAATATCGGCATGACCTATCGAGACAAGCTCGTAACAGGTACCGGTTCTTCCAATCAATTTACAGGTTTGCTGAGCCTAGCATCCGGCGCTCAAACAATTGATGCAGGCACAAACGGCGCAGCACTGACGCTGGCTATCTTGGACGAACTTTTGGATCAAGTAACGGACAAGAATGGTATTGTGGACTATATGTTGATGCCGTCACGTACGTTGCGATCTTATTACGCGCTGCTGAGAGCCCTTGGAGGTGCTAGCATCGGAGACGTAGTTACTCTACCTTCCGGCGCCCAAGTCCCAGCGTATAGAGGTACTCCGATCTTCCGCAATGATAACATGCCGATTGATCAGACGCACGGCACAGAAACTGCTGCATCATCAATCCTAGCAGGTACGCTGGACGACGGGTCCATGACAATGGGCATCGCAGGTATGACCGCTCGAGATGAAGCAGGAATTCGAATTACCAATATCGGTGAGTCTGAGACCAAGGATGAGTCGATCACTCGAATCAAGTTCTACAACGGGTTGGCTAACTTTAGCGAAAAGGGCCTGGCGCTTGTAACTGGTATCAATAACTAATAGGAGTTAGAATGAGCTCAAAAACCGAAATGTTGGACCTATATTTGACAGGCCCTAAAGAAGGTAAGACCGTTGTTTTAGGTCGAGGTATGGCAAAAGCTGTTAAAGGTGTAATTAGAGTTAATTCTACGGACGTAAATCTGATTGGCGTGCTGAAGAAGTTTTACGCCGCGTCGGAAACTAAACCTGAAGCTAAGAAGTGACAAATGGCTTTAAATGACACCGTCAGTAGTTCGTTAGCAAATTCATACGTATCACGTGCGTTTGCTCATGCCTACTTCACGGATCACCTGCTAGGAGACTCTTGGTTAGAGTTTTCTAAGCAGGATGCGTCACTAGTTCAAGCAACTCTATTGCTAGATAGTCTCGTAACTTGGATTGGAGTTGTCGCGACTTCAGAGCAAGCACTAGAGTGGCCTCGTATCTTAGAAAGCGGCGATTTTGATGGTGTTATACCGCCACGTATTCAGAAAGCTACGTGCGAGCTGGCTCTATATTTAGCGGAAACAGGTTCAACAATTCAAGATAACTCAATATCGGATATACACGTAGGTCCGATCAAGATAAAAATGAACTCGGATAATGCGGTAACTTTGTTACCTGATTTGATCGCAGGGATAATTCGTGAGTTAGGTTCTACTAAAGCGTCACCAGGCAATTCAGTGACGACAATAACCTTGTTGAGAGCTTAAGACATGAGTTTATCTACGATTGTCCAGCGAGGTGTGAAGAGAGCGTTTGATGCGTCCGGTGACTTAGTAATTCCAGTGTCCATAGTAACCACGACCACTGTATATGACCCAAACACAGGTGTGTCAACACCCGCATCAACTACCGCATTAACAAGAGGCGTCATCGTCGAAGACGATAGTTCTTACATGAACTTGACATCTGTACCTAAGCATTCATTAACACTGCTTGTAGACGCGGATACATATAACGGCGACATCGGGTCTAAAGTAGAAATAAATTCAGTTTTGTACACAGTAGTGAGTTCGCAACCGATATACGTAGGTGCAACTGCAGTCGCAATTATATTGTGGGCGGAGACAATATGAGCATAGTTAAACAGCTCGATGTATTGGAGTTTCTAGCGGAAGACGCTCAAGCAGAAGTCACTAGATTGTCTCGTAAGGTATATGATGGTGTAACCTTGCGGACAGCTGTAAGAACAGGTCAAACCGTCGCGTCTTGGAATGTATCGAAGAACAGTCCGAACTATAAGACAGTAGATACAGGTCTAGGTCTCGTTGCGAAACAGTTTCCAGTTTTAAGTTTTACGCAACGTGAGTTTCCAAAAGTCTTCGTTGCCAATGGCAAACATCACGCACAGTACCTAGAAGAAGGTACAGCAAAAATGGCGCCTAGAGCGATGATCGCACCTACGCTGGCAGGGATATGACATCAGCAGCTGACAATTTAGCGCTAGAGTCGTATTTCGACACTAACTGGTCGCACACCGATGTAGCGTGGCAGAACGTACCTTTTAACATAGATAAACGCGTCGCTGCAGGTTTATCAGAGTGGGTTAGATTTACAGTTGCACCCGGAGACACAGTTCAAAAATCTATGGGTGCTCCGACAAACATATTTAGATCTACAGGCGCTATAATCGTACAGATATTTGTTAGAAGGAACGTAGGGTTAGCTAGAGCCAGGTATCTCGCAGACGAAGTCGCTGCGCTCTTTCTTGCTAATCGCGTAGGTTCTATTACGATTAAAAACACGTCAATTTCAACTGTGGGCGAATCCGGCGGATGGTTCCAAACTAACGTCAACTGCGAATATAGCGTTGATAATTTAATTTAGGAGTGGATTATGTCTTACGCATCTAGTAATAGAACAGCAGTGCGAATAGTGAAAGAGAGTACGTTCGGCGTAACACCGACGTCGCCAACGCTTATACCTGTCAGGTATTCCGGCGAAAGCTTATCGAACAACATTACTAACGTTACCAGCAAGGAAATTCGAGACGATCGAATGACCGCGGATTTAATCCAGGTGTCAGGCGACGCGTCAGGCGACATATCGATAGAAATGTCGTTTGGATCATATGACGAATTCATCGAAGGCGCAATGGCATCCGTATTCAGTACGGCGCTAGCATTAACCGCTACTGACATAGATGCTAGTAGCGCGGATGATTCGTTTAATTCAACTGCGTCAGGTTTTGTGAATGTAGTTGACGGACAGTTCATCAGAGTAACAGGATTTTCTAACTCAGCGAATAACGGCGTTTTTAAAGTTACGACAGCTACCACAGCGAAGTTAATCGTCGTTGGCACGCTTGTCACTGAAGCGGTAGGGCCGTCTGTCACAGTAAAGGCTAAAATGATCCGCAATGGCGTGACGCAGAGTTCGTTCACTGTTCAGAAGCATCTTCAAGACCCTACCACACCTACGTTTTTTAACTATACGGGTACCAGAGTTGGATCTATGTCGTTAGACTTCCAAACAGGTTCTGTTGTTACAGGTTCATTTGGACTGATGTCGCTCGCCGCAGCGGACAGTACATCGCAAATATCTGGAGCTACAGTCGCCGCGGCTAGCACATCGATACCTATGAACGCATCATCGGATTTATCCGCGATTTATATTGATGGCGTAATATCTACTACGAAGTTCGCTAACTTGAAATTTGAACTGGACAATAAGCTTCGAGCGCAAGCCGCTATAGGCTCAGGCTTATCTAATATAGGAATTGCTCTTGGGACGCTCAGTGTGGGCGGTTCTAGTAGCTTTTATTTTGAAGACAGTACGATGTACGCGAAGTATATTGCTGGGACTTCATTTAGCATGTCATTTGTCATACAGGACGATAATTCGGACACGTATGTAGTGACGCTACCTAAACAAAAATTTGGAACAGGTAAAGTTGTTTCAGGTGGACTGGACTCTGATATGATGTTTGACGCCGATTGGACCGCAGTCCTCGACAGCGCAACAGCTTGCATGGTTCAAATCGATAAACTGTAAACTAAGATATAGGTGACAACTATGTTTGATGTAAATTGTGTTGACTCTGAAGCTAAAGTTCAAGGTACTTGGCGCGAGTTTTCTGGTGGATCGTTCAAGATTGCTCATATGAGCAGTCTATCATTTCAGCGGCACTTAAACAAGCTACAACAGCCGTACAGGAAAAAGATCGAGTCAGGAAAAATTGACCCGCAAATTTCACTAGAGATTTTGTGCGCAGCAATGAGCCGACATATTTTACTTAACTGGAAAGGAGTGGTGTCGGCTGGCAAAGAGATTAAGTACGATGAAACTTCAGCGTATAGTGTGTTAATGAGCAACGATGATTTGCGGGAGTTTGTACAAGAAACTTCTTTAGATCTAGATAACTATAAGCAAGAGGCAGCAGTAGCTAACGCAAAGTCTTAACGGACTGTCTAACGTGGCAGTTAGAGTGGTCCGATCGAGAGTCATTTTTATTAGAGCTTGCGGAATCAGGTAAAACGCCGCAAGCTTTGAAAGATAAAGCTAGTGTGCCACATAGTTTACTTTTTTACTATCAATCGTTTTTCCGTTTATCTAGCCGGAGGCAAAGAACGGAGACGGCACCTCAATCAATATCATACCAGGAAATGGTCGCGTACTTAACACTATATCCATGGTATGATATTGAAGAGTTTGTACATCTAGTATCAGCGCTAGATGTCGTGTATATAAAGAGGCTCAACAGTGGCAACTCGTAAGTCGACTATTGAAGTAGTTATTGATTCGTCAAAGGCCAAATCAGGTGCCAAAGACGTTCAAGATCAATATACACGAATGCTTAAAGCCGCGCTAGCTTTTTCTAATAGTTCTCTTAATGCCATGAAGCGCGCCAGCGTTAGCGGCGTCTCCGCTATGAAGTCGATGACTTCATCTACGGTCCGTGCACTTAAGTCTATGGGGCGAGTAGTTTCGTCGACGTTTAAGTCAATGATCAGCTGGTACGATAAGTCCATCGCCTCAGCTGAGCGTTTAAAACGCCGCATGTCTCCTATTAGTTCTATCTTTTCAACTATAAAATCGTCGCTTACATCGCTAAAGACCGCCGCGGCGGGTGGCGTGCTCGTAGTAATGTTGAAAGAGTTAGTCCAAGCTGGACTGCTCATGCAGCGATTCAGAACTACGCTGACGGTTATCACAGGAAGCGTAGCAGCGGCGAACAAAGAGCTTGAGTGGCTTAGAAACACGGTAGATCGTGTAGGTATTTCATTTACTCAATCAGCTCAACCTTTCGCTAGATTTGCGGCTGCTGCTGCCGAAATTTTTAACACTACCCAGATACGAAACGTGTTTAGCGCGTTCGCTGAAGCATCAGCTGCGCTGCACTTAGGCGAACAAGAAATTAACGGCGTATTCCTCGCACTACAACAAATGGTGTCGAAGGGCAAGATATCCATGGAAGAGTTGCGGCTTCAGTTAGCTGAGCGAATTCCAGGTGCTATGCGCTTAGCTGCGGACAGCATGGGAACCACTATAACGGACTTAGAAGATCAAATTCGCCGCAGAGCGCTGTCAGCAGAAGATTTTTTAGGTAAGTTCGCCAAAGCAATACACGAAAAATTCGGCGCTGCGGCTCAAACAGCTTCATCGACAGCCATCGGAGCTTTTTCAAGACTAAGAACCGCAGTATTCTCAGCTGCTGTAATGGTAGCTGAGTCAGGTATGATGACCTCGCTCGGCGACGGTGCGACAAGACTCGCGGCTATGCTGGACGCGAATACGTCGAAAATAAAAACTTTCGGCAAGCACCTGTCCAACGCTATTAAGCTATTCGTAGACAAGCTAATTAATATAAGACCTGAGGATGCTAGTCGAGCGTTTGTTTCGATAAGTGACGCAATGGGCACAGTGCACCGCACATTTGTCGCTGTAAGCAATTCGAGCTTCTTTGTGTGGCTAGTAGGAAAGTCAGAAAAAACTATTGAGATTGAAAAACTGACCGGCCAAATAGCTATACTTAAGACTGCGTTTGCATCTATACCTCAATCTTTTAAAGATCGCGACGCAAGTTATTCAGAGTCTTTTAGCGCCCAGCTAGACGTGCTAGAGAAAAAACTAGCTCAAGTGCGGAATCAATCTGTCTTGACGGTTACAGCGCTAAACACGGTTCAAGACGTTACAAGGCGCAACAAAGACCAGCCGATTCTAAAGATTTCAGACGACGACTATCAAGATCAAATTAACGCGATACTTTCTGGTGTGGAAAGAATCAAAGACCCTGCGACAAAAGTAAATGGACTCTTTAAAAAGAGAAACGATTTGAGCAGTACTTCGTTGGAATTGTTAGAAAAGATAAATAGCGTCAATAAGTATTCCGCAGAAGAGCGTTCAGGTTTCGCTCGAGAGTACAGGCGAGCGGTGACGGATTTAATATCTGTTCAAATACAGTTGAACGACGAAATAAAGGTAATGCCTACTCAGTTTGACTTAGCGGCAGCCGCTGCAATCAAACTTAACGTGTCGTTCGATAACGTTGTTAGTACGCTCAATCTAAAAATCAAAATGCTAGGTATGACGCAGCGAGCACAATTTATCTACAATCAAGTGCTGGCAGCAGGAATAACTGAAGAAGGGAAGATGAAGTTACAAGTTGAGGCTTTAGCGGGCAGCTTGTACGATCAATCTACAGCGCTAAAGGTCGCGGCTAAATCCACTCAAGGTCTCGCTACGGTTATGTCGACTCAACTTGCACGCGAAATAGAGCGCTTAGATGATGCGTTCGTAGACCTGTGGAAGTCCGGACTTGACTCGTTTGAAGACTTTAAATCCTCACTGGTAAATAGCTTTAAACAGATGATGGCGACGTTGATCCACGAAGCGACTACCAAAAAACTTGTGACCTTTGTTGGCGGATTGTTGAGTGCAGGTGGGTCTGCAACTGCAACCGCAACCGCAACAGGTGGTAGTGGCGCATCTAACTTTGTCACAGGTGGCGTGTCTTCCGCTGACTTACTGAGCGGAGCCGCTAGCTTTCTTGCTAGTCCAGGGACTGCTATGAGTAACTCAGCGTTCCGCGGAATTGCGCATATCGGCACGGCGCTCCATAATGCAGGTTTTGAATCTGCTGCAGAGACCTTCGTTACGTCGAGTTCTGATGCGGTCGCAAACTTAACTCCAGCATCCGCCGGAGCATCTTTGGTCGCAGGATACGCAGGTAGTCAGATCGGCAACGTTGTTGGCGAAGGTGTGTTCGGCAAGCAAGCTGAGTCAAATTATGGGTCCATGGCCGGAGGAGTCGCAGGCGGCGTAGTAGGTGGTGCTATGCTGGGGGCCACTTACGGTTCATACGCCGGCCCCATTGGTGCATTAATAGGTGCCGCAATCGGTGCACTAATAGATGTCGCAGCAGGTGGCGACGGCAAGAAGCGTGTCAAACTAGGCGTAGGAACAGGTTCCGATTTGTTCAAAGGAGGCAGTGTTCAAGACTCTGTAATAGCGTCATCCGGATTAGAGTTAACAGCACTAGCTAAACGAGTGGGCGACGGCTCTAAAGGTCAAAGCGCTATTGACATGATGAATGCGCTAGCTCAAATTGACGAAGTGTTAACAGCGACCACCAAACTCGCTGGTGAAACTGTAAACCTGGCGGACGTATCGCTGGCTGGAAGGTCAACTCAAGGGGACGGTCGCGGTCCGGCAACAGGTTTCGGCTCGTTTGGGTTCAACACGCTTGACGTAGACGGTATCATGAGTGCGCCTAGAGAATTTATCAAAGCCTGGATCGATGAAGTGTCAGCTACATTTGACGACACATTACGATCTCTTGTAGTTGGGTTAAGCGGCACTGCAGAAGAGATAGTCAACCAGTATGCGGACATTATGGTCCTAACGAATAGCATGGATAACTTTGACGCGCTGTACAGACTACCACTTGACATGAGTACTTTGTTTGAGGACGCATTAGCTATACCGAAAACAACCTACGAAACGTTCAATGGTATGTCCGACGCGCTGGTCTTATTGGCTGATTCTGCCGACGCATCTAGTGTGACGTTGCTATCTAGTGCGTTACAAGATTTTGCGGGCGTGTCCGCACAACTAGTCAAAGACATCCGCAGCGCTCAAGAGAGCTTAGCGCAAAGCACGCTATCTCTAATCGACAAGATTCAGTTCGGCATGCTGCAGACGGAACAAGAGAAGTACGACTTCTATCGTGATAAAGCCAACCAACTTGCATCGATACTACCTTCGTTATCCGATCCAGCGCAAATAGCGTCAACTGCGTCACAAATAACTCAGCTTGCGGGTAATGCGTACGGAACGTTAGGTACAAACGCAAGACTCGACATGGGTGCTGAGATAATTGAATTTGTACAGGCCGCAGACGCTCACTCACAAGAACTGCTTTCGAAGACTTTAGAACGAATTCAAACTGAGGCGGACCCTGAGGCAGCTGGATCTGTTGCGAATAGTATAGAGGTCGCCCTCAACCGCTGGAGCGATGACTTCACTGCGCGGATGCAAGTACACCTTGACGCTGCTGCAGCGGCTGACGCAGCTAGTTCATCCGAATTTGGCGGTATCATAAACTTATTCGGCGGATTCGTTCATGATTTACCTAATCGCATAGAATTAGCCGTAGACGTAAACGTCGATGCTAGCGAGTTAGTACCATGATTACTAGAACTGTAGCGGTCGACACTAAGTCTGAGCTGTCCGAAATAACGTCTACTAGGTACCATCTGGTAGAGCTAGCATTTCCTGCAGGTATTTCATACTTGTCAGAAGGGATTTCGACGGTGTTTGACTCAAACGTATACGCCGCTGACGCAATCGAAGTAAGACCGTTCAAATGGCTTCCCACGGGGGCGCAATCCGGTTCGATTTACTTACCCGACACGAGCGGGTCTGCCATATCGTTAGTCATGAATGACGATGTGTCTGATGTACAAGTAACGATTCATGTAGTATATCTTGATGCAACAGACACACCTACAACGCCAATTAAAGTTGTCTCCGGCATTATAGATGATGTAAGTATAACACCTGATGGCGTTACATTGACGGTCATAACGGAAAAGTCGTCAACTGAATTTTTTCCGTATGAATACTGCTCAGTAGAAAACGGATTTAATTTTTTACCTGAAGACGGTCAAATCATCAACTGGGGCGCGGAAAAGTTCGTGCTGAGGAAAGCGTAATGGCAACGTATCCAAGTTTTTCTCAGCTATACGACTCGTCCGTTTTAGAAGATGACGGGTTAGAGCTATCGCGATCTGTAAGCGGTAAACCCAGGATTCGACGGTATTATACATCAACGCGCCGCACGTTCACAGTTCACCACGATTTATCTAGTGCGGATAAGTCGACACTGTTGTCGTTCTATACTACGAACAAGTTACTCACATTGGACTTCGTATGGGCATCAGACGGTTTGACGTACGCATGCAGATTCATAGGTCATATTACTGTAAGACCGATCGAAGGTAACAGGTACTCAGTCGTATCAAAACTGGTGGAAGTATGACTTTAGTGTTACCAGCGTATAGTTCGACCGCATCCGGGTCAGTTAGACAACGGTTCTTAGACGCTTGGCTGTCTGCGGGAAATAGCCACGCCAACGGAGCTAGGGCGACTACTGTCGTACCAGCGCAAACAGTCAATGCTATAGCGGACGCTGTCGCGCTTGATTTGACTGTAATACCATCTAACGCAGTAATTCCGATTTCCTATGGTAGAAATAAAGTCGTAGGTCAGCCGTTCGTCGTTCACGTCAGTGGAAGCACTATGTACGTCGCATATTTGATCTGTAAAGGTGAAATAAGCACGTATAACGCTATCTACATAGACGACGTAGATGTAACAGCCGCTGACGGGTTTTTGAGCTTTGCAAATGCGTCTGTAGTTAGTTATACAGGTACTACAGCGCAAACAGCTGACCCGACGTTATCTGGCGCTATACCTGGGTTCGCTGATAGCTACGTTAGCACAGCATACGTCGTTATAGAAGTACCTGTAAACTCTACGTCTGGGTTTCCTAGATTGAGCGTAGACATCTCAGGTAAAAAAATCTACGACTCTCGACTCGACTCGACCAATGGCGGAAGCGGATCACACAGAATTGCTACACCTTCGACTTGGAGCTATACAGATAACTCAGCTCTTATACTTGCGGATATCATAACGAACCACGCTAAATGGTCGATAGACTGGCCTCAAGCCGTTATAGCCGCAGATTGGTGTGACGAACTTATCTCAGGTGAGAAGCGTAAAACAACTGGTTACACGGTTTCTTCGCCGATAAAGCTCGCATCAGCGATAGAGTTTGCTAGAGCTCACGCAGGTTGTTTTATCGGATGGGCCAACGGTGATGCGCACATATTTCCAGATACAGTTGAGTCAGTATCTAAGTCATTTACAGCAGATGATATTGTAAACTTAACACTAAAAAAGAAAAGTCCTAGAAAGATGCCGACTGTAGTCATGGTAGACTACGTAGATCGAGAAACAGAGCCACCTACATTTAAGCGGCGCACCGTTACTCAGAAAGCAGCCGGAGTTGACGCAGGTACTACACCTAGACGACTTTCTAAGGTCGCACTGCTCGGCATAGGGACTTATGATCAGGCCAACAGGGAAGCCATACAGCGACTTAACAGCAATCTATCAGATCTCAGCGGAACTCTAGAATTGTTCGATGAAGGTTTGGAGTTACAAATAGGCAGTGTAATTGAAGTGACGCACCCTATCGGGTTAACTTCGAAGCAATTTAGACTGTTAAGTGTAGCGACAAAAAGAGCGAACTGGGTTTGCGAAATAGAGGAATATGACCCTGCTAGATACTCAGAAGCTATAGAGACAACGCCGACTTATTCCGATACTGACTTGCCTCCACATATTCCACCTGGCGCAGTGACAAGTCTTCTTGCAGAAGAAGAAGTTTACCAGCTTCAAACAGGTCTATACGCCAGTAGATTAAGAGTTTCTTGGGATGAATCTGTATCGCCTTATCTACTCAGGTATCAGATCAGGTTGATTG